GCCACAACGGCCGGCTGACTTTCAACGGCGCGCAGCAGTACCGAGGCAGCGCGCCCGTGGCTTACACGATCTGAGGAGGCGAGATGCGGATCGACGACGGTTTGACATTACGGGGCGAGCTGGAGGTGGCGGTGATCCGCAACGGCTTGCTGGTGGATTGGTGGCAGGACAAGAACCTGATCGTGAACGGGGCGCGGGAGATGCTGGCGCAACTGATCGCGGGTGACGGTGACGGCAAGGCGGTGACGCATATCGGCTTCGGCACCAGTGGCGACGCGGCTTCGCCGGACGATACGGCGCTGACCGGCGGTTACTGGCGGGCGCTGTCGGGGCACAGCTACCCGGAGCCGGGCAAGGTGCGGTTTGATTTTGTGCTGTCCACCACGGAAGCCAACGGCATGACGATTCGGGAGTTCGGGCTGCGCACGTCGGCCGGCGCGTTGTTCTCGCGCAAGGCGCGCGGGGCCATCGAGAAGAACGACGATATCAGCCTGGAAGGCACTTGGACTATCACGCTTTGAGGTGAGTTATGGCGAATTTGCAAGAACAGAACCAGTGGGAAGACGGGATCTATCAGATTGAACAGACGGACCCGGTGGTGGGTGGCCCGGACGGGATCAGCAACCTGCAAGCCAGGCTGCTGGCCAACCGTACCGCCTGGCTGCGCCAGCAGCTTGAGGCGGCGCAGCAGGACCTGGAGGCGGTGGGCATCGACGGCCAGAACGCCATCTGGTCCGGCGTGGAGCGGGCGCTGTCGGAGATTGGCCTGCTGGCCGTGGAGCTGGAGCGCAACCAGACGGTGCGACACCAGGAGGGCGAATTCACCCTGGTTAACCGGGGTGTAAAGAGCGGTTGCGGGCTGAGCAAAAGCACCACCGCGAACCGGAACCTGAACATCGCCGCCGGGGTGTGCTTCATGCGCGGGGCGGAGATGCCGGTGGATGCCGAGGAGAACGCGGCCAGCGTGCCGAGCAACAGCGGCAGCGAGGACGGCACGGCGGAGGCGTACCTGTACATCCTGGGTGGCCGCGTGCGGCTGGGTGTGACCGGGCTGAACGAGAAGGCCCCGGAGGGCTCCCTGGTGCTGGCGTCGCTTAGCGTGCCGGCGGGCAGTACCGGCACCACGGCGCCGCAACTGGAGGATGTGACCATTACCACGGTGGCCCGGCAGGAGCCGGAGTGGCCGCTGGCGCAGGTGTCGCCGGCCTTCAAGCAGGAGGACTTCGAGCGGGTGATGGGTGGCAGCGGCTACCACCTGGCCCTGGATGTGGTGGCCTATGCCGGTGGCGAGGCGCCGCGCCTGATCCAGGACGAGGCGGACCGCGCGGCCAACACCTTCCGCGTGTATCTGGGCGGCTCGGCGGACGCGGTGCGCGTGCGCTATGTGGCCCATCTGATGAACCAGTAACAGAGGAGTAAACGCGATGCGTATGCAAACCCGAGGCGCCGGCCCGCACCCTGATGTGAGTGTGTCTGGCAGCGTGGTCACCGTCGGCGAAGTGGCGGTGAATTGTGAGGAGCGCCAGGACGAGTCGGCGGTGATGATTGATCTGCGCCAGGAGAAGTCCGGGCCGGTGACCGAGAGCGGCAGCGGCCGCCAGGTGGCCAGTGTCTATATCCCGCCCCGCCGGTACCAGGAGGTGGCGACCGGGGAAACCGACGACGAGGGCAACCAGGTGGTGAGCCGTGAGGCGGTGCCGCTGGACCGCGACCAGGTTCTGGTCACCCTCTGGACCATTCAACGATAAGGAGTCTATTCCATGAGCATGATTTTCAGCCCTGACAGCCTGCGCCAGCAGGTGGAGGCCGCCACCGGCGGACACGTGACGGTCCTGTACGACGATAAGGGGTACCCGTCCTATATGCGGGTGATTCCGAAGTTCCGGTACGAGGACCTGGGTTTTGGTGCTGAGCTGGGCACCGGGGTGGCCACGGCCTTCCTAGTCAACGGCCAGGAGAAAAGCGAGATCTTTGTCGGGCAGTACCAGGCGAGCACCCACGACGGCCGCGCGGTGGTGCTGCCTGGCAAGGACCCGCGCACCAGTATCAACCGCGACCAGGCGAAGGCCGCGTGCGTGGACAAGGGGCCGGGCTGGCACCTGACGACCCGCCACGAGTGGGTGGCCGTGGCGCTGTGGTGCATGGCGAACGGATTCGAGCCGCGCGGTAATACGAACTGGGGGCGGGCGCACGATGCGACCCACGAGACGGCCATGCGGCCGGATGGTGGCACCCCTGGCGACTCCAGCGGCACCGGGCGCACCGCGACCGGCGGCGGGCCGGCGTCCTGGCGCCATGATGGCGGGATCACCGGCATTGCTGACCTGGTGGGTAATGTGTGGGAGTGGTGCGACGGTCTGAAGCTGATGGATGGCCGCGTGCATTGCACCCAGGACAACCACTTCACCCAGGACGAGGGCGACTGGCCGGCCCTGGATCACTATGTGTCCAACGAAAGCGGCACGCCCACCCTGATGAACTCGGCCGGTGTCTCGAATGACGACTCCATTAATTCCGAGTGGGGCAGCCTGGCAAAGGATGCCGGTTACACCGAGTCGCAGTTGCTCCAGCGCCTGCTGTTCTCGCCTGCCGGCATCATTCCCCAGGGGCGCTTCTACGTGCGCACCGAGGGCGAGCGCTTCCCGATCTGCGGCGGCAGCTGGAGCACCGGCTCGAGTGCCGGGCTCGCCGCGCTGAACTTGAGCCACGTTCGGTCGTACACGATCGGCAGCGTCGGGTTCCGGCCGGCTTTTGTTTCCTGAGTTCTGCAACCTGAGACCTGTTGGGGCGCACGATAGTGCGCCCCTTTAAAATCCTATGAAAGAGCTGCTAATCGCCCAGAAAGTGGAGGAGATGATCAAGTACGGCTACGTGGCCGTTCGGCACTTCCCGAAGTCCGAGCGCCACGTGCTGAGCCAAGAGCTGCGCCTGTCCATGTGGCGGCTGCTGCGCCTGGTGATCATCTGCTCCAAGCGCTACCACAAGAAAACCACCTTGCAGGAGCTGGACGCCGAGCTGGAGCTGCTGCGCCGCGAGATCCGGCTTGCCAAGGATCTAGGGGTGCTGCCGTTCAAGCAGTACGAGGTCTGGTCCCGTCAGTTGGACGAGGTGGGGCGCATGGTAGGCGGTTGGCTCAAGAGCGTTAGGGGTTAGGTGCTGTGCGCTTCCCGATCTGCGGCGGCAACTGGAACAACGGCTCGAATGCCGGGCTCGCCGCGCTGAACTTGAACAACGTTCGGTCGAACACGAACAGCAACATCGGGTTCCGGCCGGCTCTTGAGGACCGCCAGAAGTTGCAGCGGTTACGGCCCTGCATCCAGTGCGCCTTCAAAAGGGCGCCTAATCCCCGGCCAAGTGCCGAAATATGAACAGGCCCCGGTAGTGTGGTAGGCGCCAGCCGAAGCTCTACCGGCGCCGCTTACGGTGGAGCGAATGAAGACCTACAACCACCTTTTCCCGAAAGTCTACGATTTTGAGAACCTGCACCAGGCCTATCTGCGCGCCCGTCGCGGCAAGCGGGGCCAGGCGGAGGTTCTGCGCTTCGAGCGCGACCTGGAAGGCGAGCTGATCCAGCTACAGAATGAACTGATATGGGGCGAGTATCAGACCGGCCCGTACCGGCGCTTCCATGTGTATGAGCCCAAGACGCGCCTGGTGGCAGCCTTGCCGTTCCGCGACCGCGTGGTGCAGCACAGCCTGGTGGCGGCCATCGAGCCTATCTGGGAACCGCGCTTTATTCACCATAGCTATGCGTGCCGGCCAGGGCGTGGGATGCACTCCGGCGCTGACCAGGCCCAGCAGTGGTTGCGCGAGGTGCGAGCCCTGCACGGCCGCGTCTACGTGCTGAAGGCCGATGTGGCCAAATATTTCCCCAGCATCGACCACGGCATCCTGCTGGAGATGCTGGGTCGGCGAATCGCCTGCAAGCCCACCATGCGGCTAATCGAGAGCATCATGGACACCTGGCATCCGGGGCTGCCTATCGGCAATTTGACATCGCAGCTATGGGCCAACATCTACTTGCATGAGCTGGATTCGTTCGTGAAGAACGACCTGGGCGTGCGCCGGTACATGCGCTATATGGACGACTGGCTGGTGGTCCACCATGACAAGGAATACCTGCACGCCCTGCGGCGGGTGCTGGAGGACTGGATCTGGGGGCGGCTGCGGCTGCGCCTGAACAACAAGACCCAGGTGTTCCCGGTGGGTCAACGGCACGGCCGTGGCCTGGACTTCCTGGGTTATCGCATGTGGACCACCCACCGGCGCCTGCGGCGGGATTCGGTGAAGCGTATGAAGCGCCGTTTAAAGGGGCTTGAAAAGGCCTATAGCGAGGGGTTAATCGACTTCCCGGAGATCCGTCAGCGACTCGCTTCCTGGGTGGGTCATGCAGCCCACGCCGACAGCTACCGGATACGCGCGAAGGTACTTGGCGAGGCGGTGTTCAGGCGCGACAATGGCAAGTCTCAATAGCAGTGGCGCGGCGTCTCAATTTGAGCGGCGCGTTACACAGGTGTATGCAAACCACCTCTGCAGCAAGTCGCCCAATGGCAAGTTCAAATACCTGAACACCCAGCTATGTGAGTCACTGGCTATGGAGTCCGAAGAA